ACGACCTGCCGCTTGGCTATCCTGTTTCAAGTCCGTCTTGGGAAAGATCTCTGCATAAATGGGATCGGCAATAAGATCGCGGACTTTCCTACCAAATCTTACAGCAAGTTCCGTGTTCATGGTAGCCTGTATGATTTTTAATTTTGGATTACGGCCCAAGAACCACGAAGGCATTAAATATGAGGCTAATTCTGACTTCGAGTGTCTAGGTGGCATGTTGATGCACCAACGCTTCAAGTTACCCGATGCAATGTCCTCGAGCTTTTCTGCAATAATACGATGATGTCTACCCTCTATAAATCCCTCGTATACATGTTTAGCATAGGCAAGAAATTTAGTTTGAGCTAATTCTCTGGTATCAAGTCGTCGTTTCTGTTCTTCAAGTAACAGAACTTCTTGTAACACTTCTTTAGGTAGTACATCTAGGTTCATGTCCGAACAATAATATATTTGAATGAAAATATCAATCATTGTAATTATTAGTCTGTAAGTAACCCGTGTCCCGTGTTTTAGGGGGGTGGCCCCTCTTGCAATACTAAAGTTATTCTCCTTTTCCACGGAGTAACCCCGATGCTTAAAACAAAAGAGTCGCAAGCGACCACTTCGTTTCACTCCGTTCTCTTTTGTTTTCCGAAATTTTTTAAGGGACGCAATGTGACATTTCTGCAACAGTTTGTGACATTTTTGCAACAGTTTGTGACATAAATACCAGGCCAAGTTTTTTGCATAAAGGTGTTTACTTATGGGAGAAACTGGGATACAATATTTTTATAACAACAACCAAGGAGGACAGTTATGGTTAAAATTATTCACAATAATTTTAAAACTTTAGCATTCATAGCCGATACGCAATTGAATGCAATATTAGAAAAACACAGTAATAGATACACATTAAGAAGACATGGTTCGCCTTTGTCTTACATAAGGTTTGATACATTAAAAGATGTGGCAAGCTTTCTAACCAGTAAAGGGAGGTTCTAATGGACGAAAAAGAAGTACAGTTAGTAATAGATTCTACAAAGTTATTAAGAGACATGTGTCAGAATAATTTTGATTACACATCAACATTAAAAAAAGAACTACAAAGGCTCGTGGAAGTGACTGCTTCCATCGAGGCTAGAGTTAGAGAACTGGAGGCGAAATAATGAAGTGCGATATTTGTACTAGCGAAATAGACGTTCAAGCAAATGGATTTGAGGGAGGGCATAATGCCTTCCCTATTTCCAACGGTCGATGTTGTACTCGTTGCAATGATACCGAAGTTATCCCGATGAGAATCGCAATCATAGCCTCGGGTCGAGCAATGCCGACTAAACCAATTAAAGATATTTTAAAAGATCATCGCAAAGCAAGAGCTTTAGCTAAAGTATCTTTGAAGCACATCGCAAAGCGAGCCAATGAAGAAAGGAAGAACAATGGATAGACAAAGAGAACTAGAAGAAGAGTGGTGGTATCATTACAATGCAAAATGTGATTACATTGCAGAACTCAAAAAGGAACATGAAGATCCGTTTAGTGAGTGTGACTACAAAGGCAGAATGCCTAATGATCCCAACTATGAAAAATAATCAAGTTTCCTTGGGAAAAGGGGAGAGCTTCGGCTTTCCCTTTTTTTTATCCGTGTCCCGTGGCTCGGGGTCGGGGTCGCAAACTCTTAAAACAAAAGGATCGCAAGCGACCACTTCGTTTCCTTTTGTTTTCCCAAAGTTTTTTAGGATTGCAGAGATTGACTTTCCCACTAATTCCTATACAATAAAATCTAATAACTTAACCAAGGAGGATAAATTATGTGTGATAATAAAATTTCTTACTATGTGCCAAGAGGTTTTGACTATAAGGAGGTGCTTGTTCCGTGTGGTCGAACCGACCCTTTTGGAGGCTTGGCATTGTGTGAGCAGCATGAAAAGGAGCGGCTGCATCGCCTCACCAAGAGCGATGAACCCGAAGACAGTCAGTATTATGATTGGTAAAGGAAGGGGCAGCTGCCCCTTTTTTTATTTCCAGGCCTCGAAGCTCCCGAGGAAAAATCGCAGAAGTTTAAAACAAGAGGATCGCAAGCGACCATTTCATTTCCTCTTGTTTTCCCAAATAATACTAGGATTGCAAGCTTGACTATCCCAGTAATTCCTATACAATAAAATTAATAATAAAAGGAGGACTAACATGAGACTTTCAGTCGAAGAAAAAAAGACCAAGAAACAAATAAAACATGATCGCATGATTGAAGCAGAATCTAACCTAGATAGGTTATTAAATAGTCATCAAACTATTTACTGCATCATTCGCCACGTTTCTTATAGTGGTATGACCCGACACATTAGTTTTTTTATTATTGATAATCAAAGCAACCAACCATTATTCCTTGATGGTTTGATTGCAGATTATCTAGATTACAAACGTAATAAAACTTATACGGGGTTGGTGGTCAATGGGTGTGGTATGGATATGGCTTTCTCGGTCGTCCATCATCTACAAGAACAAATGAAACATTCCAAAAACACAACATTTATAGATTATGATTTCCGTCATAGAATCATCTAACATCGGGGGGCGAAAGCCTCCCTTTTTTTTGTCCGTGTCCCGAGGCTTCCAATCAAGCTCGCAGATACTTAAAACAAAAGGCTCGCAAGCTCGCTTTTGTTTCCCGAAAATTTCTAAGGATCGCAAGACGGGGGAAGCAATGACGACGAAAAGCTCGCAAGCCTCCCTTTTCGTCGTGCCTCATTATTGCAAGCTTGCAGACATTCGGCAATTGAACCATGAACCAAAAAGCTTGGTTGGTCTCGACCAAGAACAATGGCATTCGCAACAAGATATCCGTCAAATAAAAATGCATTGGAGTTCAAAGGGTCTCGAACCAAGATAAAATACACATAATTATTTTTATATATCCTAATATGTGTTGATATTTGGGATTTTTCTAACTTAATCTTATTTCCTTTTATAGGTGCTTTCAATTCGATAAACAAAGGCAACATTTCATTTATGATAATTAAATCTGGAAAACCAGAATTGTATTTATTCTCAATCTTTTGAATAAAATCAGATTTTTTTAAATTCATTTTTATCTGTTTAAAAAAGTTTTTTTCTCTTGACATTTATCTTATATTTTCCCATAATTAATTGTGTATTTTATTCGGAGGACAAGCGAATGTTACAAACAACAATTTATAAAAAGAATATACATGATTTAAACGATTATCAATTTAAAGTTTTAAAACCAAGTACAAATAAAAAACTTGGGAAAAAAGTTTTAAAGGGTAGTTTTAAGGGTTATAAATTTCACACATTAACATTAGTTGAAAGAGAAACTTGTCCAAAAGATTGTTTTCATTGGGACGATTGTTTTGGAAATAATATGCCATTCGCACATAGAATGAGTGCTAAAGATGAATTACTTTTAACTACAAAAATTCACAATGATATAAAAGCATTAAACGGAAAAAAAGCTTTAATAAGATTGCACATACTAGGCGATTTTTTTAATGTTGAATATGTTTGGTTTTGGGATTTAATGTTAAAGTTATATCCTAATATTGCAGTTTATGGATATACTGCAAACAGTACTTCAAGCAAATATGAAACAAGCAGAAACATTGCACAAGCAATTTTAAGTTTGAGAATTAAATATAAAAAGAGATTTTCAATTAGATATAGTAATGATCTAAAACAAGAATTTTCTGCAAACTCAGAAGAGTTACAAAGTCCCCAAAAAGATAAATCAATACAATGTCCCGAACAAATTGGATTAACAAATTCATGTGGTACATGTGGTTTATGTTGGGAACAACCAAAAAGACAAGTAATTTTCAAGACACATTAGGAGGATATAATGAAACAAAGAAAATCAAACTATCCATTATTTCATGAATTCAAGATTATGAAAATTGGAAACATTTTATTTAATACAAGTGTTGAAGATATTATTGATGAAGAGATTGAAGAAACAAAAGTTTTAATCAATCAAGTAAAAGATATTAATCAATTAGTGGAGGCTTAATTGAGTATTTACGAACAATTAAGAAAAATAATCAATCACAATTCATGTTGGCAACAAGACAACACAAAGATTGAATTACTTTGGAATATTCTTTTATCGAACGACAAAAGAAGTTTTAGAGAATATTTTGAGGAAGAGCATAGCATCAAATTATATGATGCTATGACATTTAAAGAACTATTAGTTTTATGTAGTCAATACAACGTAGGAGGGAGATTTAAATGAATGACGTTTTAAATGACATAAACAAATTAAGAGAACTGCAAGGAATTGCAGAACATTTTTCTAGAAGTACTCTTATTTCTTATCTTGAGGATATGATTAGAGATAAACAAAAAATTGTTAGAGACTTTGAGAAAAAAGCTTTTCTAGATAAACATTTTGAAAAAGAACTTTATTAAGGAGGTGCAAACATGAGTAGACTTAAAGATAAATTACTTGAGGTTGAGTTATTTGTTGGCGAAAAACTACAAGACCTAACCAACGAACAAGTAATAGAAGAGGTTCGCAAACATTATGGTTCGCAGATGTTTGTCGATCATGCAAAAGAATTGTTACATGAATTTCAACAAGAAGTTAATTTAGAAAGGATGCAATCATGGTAGATATTAACACAGAAAATAGAGTTTGTATGTTTTATGTAATAAACAGACTCAACCAAATATTAACCAAGTCAGAAGGTTCAACGGCTAATGAAGTGTCACAGTTTTATAATGAGTTGGTTTTTAATCTCGGTGTAAACACAGTAAGAAATTATAACAGTCCAAAGGGAGAAAACAATGGATAAATCTTTTACAAAACCAATGTTAAGAAAACTTAGAGATAAGATAGATGATTCTTTTAAACATGGAATAGATCTAGGAGATCATAAATTTCAATTAACTTTAGGTAATTGTTCGTTTGATCATGAAAAAGCAACATTCAAATTGATGGTTACTTTTGAAGGTAATTCTCTTGCAGACATTCAAAAAAAACAAGAGGCACATGATCTCAAACAAATGGCTCATTTGTGTGACATAGACTTGGAGAGAAAACACCCAAGATACACTCTTGTTGGTTACAAGATGAAAGCAAGATCAAAGCCTTGGATTATTACAGATAATCAAAGAAGTGGAGAATATATTATAACTGATGACCAAGCCAAAATGTTGTTTGGTAAACAAGAAAAGGTTCAAGTAAATGGCTAGAAAAATAAAAGCAAAAGCACTTGAAAAGTGGAAGGCACAAGGAGTTCCTTGTGTCCCACGTTATCATTTTACAGAAGTTCCAAACAATGACTATGGTCGTTTATTTATAAAATGCTTAAAGAAGTATTTAAATAAAGATGGTTACTATGTTGTAGTTAAGGGACAACACTTAAGAAAAGATGTTGATTGGAGGGAGCATCAATTTGGTCAACCTCAATATGCATCAACACACCTTAGAGTTTACTTAAATAGGAGAGAAGACTAATGAAAGATCAAACACCTTGGACTGGGAATGCCCAGGAAATTAAGGCGACAGATCACAAAATGTTAGAGATGTCTAAAATTTTAGAAGACTACATGGAACATAAATTTGATGTCATTACAGATAGTGATTGGTTTGCAGATCTAGTAGAAGAAAAGATCAGAAAACTTTTAACAGAAGAAGAAGCAAAGAGGGGGATATATAGTGATTAAAGAAGTCTCTCTTTGTAGTGGTATCGGAGGGTTTTCCCTTGGATTCGAATGGGCGAAGTTCGCAGAACCAATAATGTTCTGCGACTTTGATGAATGGTGTCAAAAAGTTTTAAGAAAAAATTGGAAGGACATTCCAATATATAATGATGTAAAGGAGATCGCAAATGACCCAAGAAGATTTATTTCAAACAAAATCAACAAAGGAGAAAAGTGGGTACTCACCTCGGGCTACCCATGCCAACCCTTCTCGGTCTCGGGAAATCGCAGAGGCGAAGAAGACCCTCGCCACATCTTTCCGTACATCCATAGAATTATTAAACAAACAAGACCCACTTATTGTGTTTTCGAAAATGTTTATGGGCATGTCTCAATGGGACTTGACGAGGTTCTCTTTGAAATGGAAAGGATCAACTACCATACGAGGCAATTTGTTGTTTCGGCTAGTAGTGTCGGAGCCAGACACAAAAGGGACAGACTCTGGATCATCTGCAAAAATGTGGGCGACACCGAATACAATGGATGCTCTACCTCCGAGATCGGAGGAAGCGACCAAGAGATTGCAAGAGGGGCACAGAAAAGGTCGGAAGAGACCAAGCAACTTGAGGGAACAAGTGGACAAGAAGACAATGGCTCTTTACGAAACCAACTATCCAACTCCAACAACGAAAGGATTCGGTCATGCCTCGGAGGGAATGACATTGATCTTCAGAAAGAAAGTGGAAAACGGAGAACTGACGGAACAAGAGGCTCAAGCAATGATGAACGGAGTGACTCTTCGACCACCTCGAATGAAAGAGTGGAAATACCCAACACCGAATGCAGGTCTAGTGAAACACAGTTACAACGGAAATCACGAGTATTACAAGAAGAGACTCAAGGACGGCAGACAAGTGGACTTGGCTCACAAGATATTCCAAGAG